TCAGCAAGACAATAACATTGCCTGGTACTTTGAATAATAACAAGTTATTCGGTATGTTTTTCAGTCCGCAAAAGTTTATTGATAAGAACCTTAGCCTAAGCCAACCTGATGCCAATGTAGGTACTTACTTCAACCCAAATATTAGCACCGATATACAACTATTTAAGGATGGTATGCAGATATTTACAGGCACTATGAAGCTATTGCAAGTAAATAAAACCGAAGGGGTATATGAGTATGAGGTGGCTTTATTTGGTGAGTTAGGTGGTTTATATTTTGCCATTAAAAACTTCAATGGTAAGCGGTTAAGGTTAGAAGATTTAGGATGGAATCCAAGTACATTAGACACTTATGATGATACTAGAATAACAACATGGTCGCAAATTGGAGTGATAGGAAACGAGGAAGTAGTTTATCCTTATATCAATTATGCTAATCAAATAAGTCCTAATATATCGGTAAGAAATTACAGACCTGCATATCCATTATTTGGTGCATTTAAAAAAATGTTTGCGAAGTTAGGCTATACAATTACAGGCGGATGGTTCGATACGGATGCCATGCAGAACAGCATATTCATTCCTAACAATAATGAAAAGTTATTGATGTTTACGAATAAGTTTATTAATGATACACCATTAAATGGGACTTATAATGTTTCAGTAAGTGGTGTAACATCTGCATTAAAAATGAATGGAGTAGGTTTAAGTACAGATATTTCATTTAATGCAACTAATTGTGAATATACTTATAGTGGAACAAAAGATTTAACTTTAAATTTTAATGCTAATTATAATTTTGATTTTAGTGGTGGCGGAGCAAATACTACAATTAATTTTACTTTATTAATGGTTTTAAATGGCAGTTCATTTTTAGCTGCAAATAGTAGTGTTTGGACATCAGGTAATACAAAACATATTAATTTAACAATTAATAAAAGTGTAAATTTATTACCAACAGATAAAATAAGTTTTTTATTATTTACTAGTTCAAATGTTGGTAGTAGTACCATTACAACATCAAATGTAAATGGCGGTGTAATTGCATTAGCTACTGAATTTACAACTACTGAACAAGTTTATAACCAACCTATTGACTACGACCTTAATTGTCCGCGTAATGTGTACATGGATGAGTTATTTACATCATTTTGTAAGCTATTTAATCTATATGTAACTGAAAGTAAGTACAACAAAAAAGAGTTGAATATTAAGCCTTATATTGAGTATTACAATGGCAATAGCACTTTAAATTGGAGTGATAAGTTTGATAAAGATAATTATAAGGTGCTACCAATTAGCGAAATTACACCTAATACATTTAACTTTAAGTGGAAGCCAGATAAGGACTATTTAAATGAGAAATACGATAAGCAATATGGTCAGACAATGGCTGATTATATTGAAACTAGTGGATTTGATAGCGCAAAAGGTGAGGAGAAGATAGAATTAATATTTAGTCCAAGCCATATTTACGGCATTGGTGGGGATGATAAGGTTACGACAGGCATTTTTAAGCGAGATGCAGGTGGCGATTTGCCAATAAATAGCAATATTAGATTGGTATTTTTAAAGGTTTTAGCTTGTGATACCCACAAACTTTTTAATGGTGCTACTGATTTGGGTTCATTATCTGAATATTGCTATGCAGGGATGACAGATGACCCTTATAATGGTGGTTTTTTAGTTAGTGGAGATAGATTAAACTTAGGATTTGCAAGTCCTGCAGAGGTGTATTATGATTTGCCAAGTGGTAGTGGTGTATCAACTAGCTTTTATAGCATCTATTGGAGTCCTTACATTGGTGAGATGATAGACAGCAGTAATTTAATGCTGAATTGCAGATTGAATTTAGATACGGTGGATTTGTTCAGATTAAACTTTGCAAATTATATCAATATTCATGGCATTGATTATAAATTGAATGCAATAAAGGATATAGATGTAAATACTAACGAGATGGCGAATGTTGAACTAATTAAGGTGGTAGATTATATATATTAAAAGAAATGGCAGAAGAAATAATAGGGTTAAAGGTCGAATTAGATACCAGTGGTGCGAGTGCGCCAATGGCATCTTTAAAATCACAGATAAAAGAAGCTACTAAAGACTTAATAAACTTTACAGATAAGTTTGGTGCAACATCAAAAGAGGCTATCAATGCAGCTAAAAGAGTTGCAGAGTTAAAGGATAGAATGGGTGATGCTAGGCAAATGGTAGATGCATTTAATCCAGATGCAAAGTTTAATGCTTTAACGCAAGCTATAAGTGGTGCTGCAAACGCATTTTCAGCTGTGCAGGGTGCAATGGGTTTATTTGGCGTGGAAAGTGCGAATACTGAAAAGGCATTATTGAAGGTGCAGAGTGCTATGGCATTTAGTCAAGGATTGAGTAGTTTTTTAGATGGTGGTATAGAAGGTTTTAAAAATTTATATAGGCAAATTGCAGGTCCAGTAGTTGAGTCGTTTAGTACCTTAAAGGGTGCATTAATTAGTACAGGTATTGGTGCATTAGTTGTATTACTAGGTTTGGCTATTGCAAATTTTGATGAATTAAGTGTAGCTATTGGCTTAACAACTTCAGCCGAGCAAGCATTGAAAAGTATTAGTAAGGATGTAACTAAAGGCATGGAAGATGTTTACAAAAATGTAAACAGCGTAAACGATGCAATGGTTAAGGCTAAAGCAGGGGTTATATCTAAAAAAGATGCATTAAAAACATACAACGATACATTAGGGGATAGTTTAGGGCATACTAATAATTTTAACCAAGCTGAAAAGAATTTAAGAGATAAAACACCAGCCTACCTTGCAGCTATGCAAGCAAGAATTACTATGCAGGTAGCAATGGCAAAGATTGCAGAATTGCAAGCTAAAATAGCAACTAATAAAGGTAATGATTTAGGTTTTGTTGATACAAGTGTAAAAACAATTTTAAGTTTATTTGGTAAGGTAGGAACTGAACAAGCCTATACATTAGGTGCTATTAAAGACCAAAACGAAGGATATAATACTCAAATTGAAGCATTAAAAAAAATAGCTGAACAAAAAGCTAAGGAAGCCGAAGCCGAAGATAAAAGGGCAGGTATAAACACAAATGCAACTACCAATGCAACACCAGAACAAAAGAAAAAAACTGCAGAAAAAAAACAAGGAAAAACAGATATTGAAATACTAAAAGAAAAATATGCAAGTGAATTATTAGCAGCGCAAGAATTTCATTTAACTAATATTGAACTTGAAGAAACATATGAAAAAAAGAAACTTGCAATTACTGAAAAATATCTAAAAACTAAATTAGCTACTAATGACCAAACGCATGTTGAATTATTAAATGCACAAAGAGAAATAAATAATAAACTAAGAGAATTAAATAAAGAAATAGAAGAAGAAGCACCCGAGAAAGACCCTAAAGTAGTAAAAGCTAAAGAGGTAGTACAATTATTATTAGATACAGAAGGTAATTATATTCAAGAAAAAGATAGTTTGTATTATCAAGATAGACAAAAATTATTACTAAATGCAAAAAATCAATTAGAAATTATAAAAGGGTTAAGGATAAATTCTTTTGAAAATGAAGTACAAAAAATAAAGCAAGAAGCTGCACTAAAGTATGATATAATAAAAGGGAATAAGGCAGCCGAGATAGCATTAGAAGAAGATACAGCAGCAAAGATAGCAGCATTAAGGCAATCTGTAATTAATCAAAATATTGATGCTTACATGCAAGCTGCAACTTCTATCAATAGCATACTATCCCAATCTAATGCCAATCAATTAGCAGACTTAGAAGCAAATTCACAGGCTAGGATTGCGGCAGCAGGGGGCAACAAAGAAGCTATTTTAGCTATTGAAAACGAAACAGCAATTGAAAAAAATAGATTGCAAAATGAGCAAGTAAAGCGTGATAAATTATTTGCTATTGCCGAAGCTATTATTAATACTTATAAGGCGGCTGCGCAAGTATTTGCAAGACCAGCACCTGGCGATCCTGTAACATCTTTAGGAATAAAGATAGCATCAATGGTGGCTGCAGTTGCAAGTGGAATAGCTAATGTAATGGCAATTAGAAAAGTACCATTGCCATCAGGCGGTGGTGGTGGTGGAGATGTATCAGGTGGTTCAGCACCTAATTCGCCAATGGGTACGGTATTTAATACAATAACCAAACTAAATAAAGATAGCATTGATAAGATTAACGATAAGGCAGTAAAGGCTTATGTAGTTGAGACAGATATTAACAACGGACAAAAAAGAATAGAACGAATATTAATAAACACAAAATTTAAGTAAAATGGAATTACCACTATACGAGTTGAAACTTGATGAACAAACAAATGAATTTGGCGTAGATATAATTAGCTTAGTAGATGCACCAGCAATCGAAAAGAATTATGTAATGTTTGACAGCCATAAAGTAGAATGGACTGCAAACAATGAAAGAATGATAGTTAGCGGACCAGCAATGATACCAGATAAACTAATCTATCGTAACGATGCAAATGGCGAATATAACACCGTAATAAGTAAAGAAACGATTGAGGCGGTTGTACTTCGTTACATGGAGCAAGGTAACCAAAGCAATGTGAACCTTATGCATGGCTCAATGGCTAAAGATGTATTTGTATTTGAAAGCTTTATAAGTGATAGCCAAAGAGGTATAGCACCAATGGCAGGCTACGAAGATTTACCAAATGGTACTTGGTTTGTTTCAATGAAAGTAAATAATCCTACTGTATGGCAACAAGTGAAAGAAGGTAAGCTAAAAGGTTTTAGTATTGAGGGTTTTTTTGGCATGGAAAAGAAAGAAGTGAAAGCTGAAATGAGTGTAGATAGTGCATTTGATGAAATATTGGAACTAGTAAAGGAAATCTAGGTAACTTTTTATATATATAATAAAGGAATATTAAAAATGAGTGAAAATAAAGCAAATATTTTGCAACAAATAAAGAGCATTTTAACTAATGTTAAATTCGATGCTCAACCAATTATTGAAGAAAGCGCACCAATTGAATTGATGAAAGTAACAGATGCAAGTGGTAACGAGTACGAAGTTGAAGCATTAGAAATTGGCAATATCATGACAATGGGCGGTGTGCCTGTTCCTGCAGGTGAGTACATAGTAGCTGAAGGTGCAACGGTTGTAACAGTTGGTGAAGGTGGTGCTATTACAGAAATTAGCGAGGCTGAAAGCGAGATGCCAGAAGCAGAAGTAGTTGAAGAAGTTGCACACTTATCTATTGAGAAAGTAGAGCACATGATTGCAGAAGCAGCTAAGCAAATGGAAGTAAAATACAATAAGCAAATTGATGATTTGCAAAAAAGTATCAGTCAATCATTTGCATCTACTAAGCAAGCTATTGAAGTATTGGCAGATATGCCAACAGCTGAACCAATCCACGTAGAACACAACAAAATAAATAAATCAGACAAACAAGCTCGCAGAGAATTATTAGGCGAAGCATTTACAAACTTTTTAAAAAAATAAATAAAAACAAATGGCAACAGTAGTATCAGGATTAACAAATTATGTTCCTCAAAACGTAAATGAGGTAATATTAGCCGCAACATTCGGCACTAAATTTTTAACGGAAGCAGCAACCAAAGCAACCGTACAAGCAGGCGTAAAAACATCAGCAAATGTGTTGTTGTTAGATGGCCCAGTAACTTTACAATCAGGCAATAACTGCACATGGGCTGCAAGTGGTTCAGCAACTATTACAGATAAGACTGTAACGGTAGCACCTATCAGCGTAATGGAAGAAATTTGCTACGATGATGTAAGATTAAAATACACTCAATTAGCTATGTTACAAGGTAGCAAAAACTTTGATGAAGTTGTATTTGCTCAATCAATTGTAGATATGAAAGTAAAGCGTATTGCAGAAGCTAACGAAAACTTAGTATTTCAAGGAGATACAGCTTCAGGAACTGCAAACTTAGCTTTATTTGATGGCTTATTAAAGCAAGTACAAACAGGTGGCGTAAATAGTAACGTATCTCAATTTACAACAGGTGGGCCTATCTTAACTGCAACTGGTATCACAACATCTAATGTAATTGCAATCTTCAATGGTATTGAGAATGCAACACCAATAGCAATAGCAACTTCACAAGATAGAGTAGTATTATGTGGTGCAGATACAGCACGTAAATTTGCACAAGCATTAACTACTGCAAACTTGTTTAATTACACAGTTACACAAGATGGTGTAAGTGAGTTCATAGTGCCTGGTACTTCAACTAGAGTAGTACCTGTAAATGGTATGAACGGAACTAACATGATTTTATCTTTTGCGTTCCCTAACATGGTAATGGCAATGGATGGCGAAGGTGAGCATGAAGTAGTAGAATTGAAGTATGATGAGTATTCAATGAAAACAAGATTGTATTGCAAATATAAGTTAGGTGTAACTTTTGCAAGAACATCAGAGGTTGCTTACTTCAAATTAGCTTAATTAATTTAGTAAGGAGTGGGTAAAATTATCCACTCCTTATTTTAATAACATTCAAAAAAACAATATAAAAATATGCCTTGTAATTTAACAGCAGGATTTACTTTAGACGCATGTAAAGATTTACATGGCGGTGCGAAATCCTTAAGAATAACAGAACTTTCCAATGTTTCGAGTATCACAGAAACAGCGGGAGTAATTACGGCTATCACAATGGTAGCTACAAAGAAATTTTACAATTTCATTTTCAAAAAAGAGGTGATTAACTTCAAAGAAACTGAAAACGTAGATGAAGAAAACGACACTGCAGAATACGTAATCGAAGTAACTGCAAAGAAAAATGCACTAACTACAACAACTAGAAATACTTTATTATTATTAGCACAAAATACTTTATGTATTATTGCAGAAGATAATAATGGTAAGTATTGGTTGCTAGGTGAGAAGTATGGTTTGACAAAATCAGGAAGCCGCGAAAGTGGTACTAAGTTTGCAGACTTCAATGGTTCAATGCTTACTTTTAAAGGTAAGGAGATAGCACCATTTAAAGAAGTAGATAGTTCAATCATCGCAGCATTAACTGCTTAATTTTAAAATAAAACAATTAAAAAAGGTATGCTGTGAAAGGTGTACCTTTTTTTATAACAATATGGAAGGATTTAATATAAAACTAGCAGAGGCATTAAAGCCATATAATCCGCCTTTTAAATTAGGCCAAGATGAAAAACCTATATTAAATGTAGGCGGTGGTAATATTAATTACAACGAGTATTTAATGTACCTATTCCAAAATTCACCAAAGCATGGCAGTTTGGTTAAGGGCAAGGCTAAGTATATTTATGGCAAAGGATATGCTTACAATCCTAAAGTAAGCGCAACCGATACACTTAATGACTTGGCTAAAAAGTGCATATTAAATTATGAGATATTTAACGCATTTTATATTGAAGTAATTAGAAATAAAAAGGGCAAAGTAGCCAGTTTGCATCCAATACCAAATAGAAACATAGCGCGTAATTATGATGGCACTAAGTATTGGTATATAATCAATCCACAGCTTACATCTATTGGGGCAAATAACTTAGTTGAATTTGCAATTTATGGCGAACCAAATCCAGAAGGTTTGCGTGAATTATTTTTTTATGCAGAGAATGAAAATCCTGCAAATGTTTATCCTACTCCTAACTATTTTCAAGGGTTAAATTATATTGCTGCAGATGTTGAAGTAAGTAAACACACATATACAAATAGCAAGCAAGGTTTCAAAGCTACCAAGCATGTAACTTTAGTAAATGGCGAACCAACAGAAGAAATTAAATCAAGAATTAAAAAGAAATTCAGCGACACTTACACAGGTGAAGGTGGCGAAAGTATTATTTTAGATTTCGTTTCGGATATAAATAGAAAAACAGTTATTGATGATTTGGGTGTAAGTGATTTGGTAAAAGAAAATTATAGTGCTATTGATGAATTAATAAGAAACAATATTTTTTCATGCCATGAAGTTACAAGTCCAGAATTATTTGGCATTAGTGTGCCTGGTAAGTTAGGTGGCACGAATAATCTAAAAGAAAGCTATCAGATTTTCAATAATACTTATGTGTATTATCGAAGGGATGCAGTGCATTATGAATTAATGAAATTGGTTAAAGATTTGAATGATACTTTAGATACTTCTGTAATGGGAATGATGCCAACAGATCCAATCGGTATCGTATTAGATAGCACAGCTATATCAATGATACTTACCAAAGATGAGCAAAGGGAGTTGATAGGCTACGAACCTTCAGATGGTGATGTTACAGATAATAATGAAGTAATAAATGCATTAAATTCACTTAGTCCATTAGTTGCTACTAAGGTATTGGAAACAATGACACCGAATGAAATTAGAACATTGGCAAAATTACCAATAAAAGCAGATGGTAACGAATTACCACAAGCTATTGGTACACCTATTTCACAATCCAAGCATGATGATATATTGGCAATATTTAGCGAATTTGGGGCAAATAAAGCCGATTTTAACCACTTTGTAAGACATATAGCACTAAGTGTCACTAAATCCGATATAAGCGATATTTACGGCATTATTGCAGTAAATCCAGATGCTACGATAGAAGACATAGCTAATGAGATGGATTTAAGCGAAAATGATGTAAAAAGTGCGCTAAATCAACTAGAAAAACAAGGTAAAATAAGCATTGGCACTAGTGGAATTGAGATAATTGAGCAACCAACTGCGACAGATTATAGGGTTATGTATTCCTACGAGTGGAAGGATGAGATACCTGTAAGCGAAAGGGATACTGCAGAGCATCCAAGCCGACCTTTTTGCCAAAAATTAATAGCTTTAGATAGGTATTACAGCCGTAAAGATATCGAAAGTATAAGTGCAAGATTGGGTTATAGTGTATTTGATAGAGCTGGTGGATGGTGGAACGATGGAAGTGGTACTCCTTCGCCAAGTTGTAGACATAGATGGGTAGGTAATTTAGTAAGCAAAAACAAATAATTATGATAAATAGTCAAGTAAAACTAATTAACGAGCAGGTTTTTAAAGATAGAAACCTAGTACATTCAAATGTGCCATTAGAGATGCTAACACCTTCCATTTGTGCGGTGCAAGATTTATATGTGCATCCAATACTTGGAGATACTTTATATTATAAATTAAAAGCCGATAAAAAAGCAAGTACATTAAGTGGTATTTATTTGGATTTGGTCAATAACTACATTTTAGATATTTTAATCTATGGGGTGATGGCTGATTATGTGATTGATAGTACCTATCAAAATTATACAAAGGGAGTTACGAAAAAGCGTGATGAATTTGCAGATAGTACAAGCTATGACGAATTGGAAAAAATAAGTGATAGGCATAAAAATAAAATGGATAGCTATTTGCAAAGGTTGGTGAATTATTTGCAGAATAATAAAACACTATTCCCAGAATACACAACCGAAAGCACAGATGTGAATGCAACCACAAATACCTATTCACCTTCGATTTATTTGAATGATGATAAAAAGGATTGTGGATGGAGATAAAAAAAGAAAAAGATATTTTAATCAAGCTAAAAAAATTCAATGCAAACACTAAGCCAAATTTATCAGATAATAACCGATGCAGTAAAGTTGCTACCAACAATTTACAACATCCTACAAGTGCCAATCCAAAACATAATAGATGATAGCTTCGATGCTAAATTTCCATTGTGTAATATTGAGTACATAGGTAGTAACAACAATGCAAATGAGGTTATTAGGACTTATAGAGTGCATATGTTGAAAGTGCAAAAGCAAAGTGATATTGATTTGAATAATATTATAGGCGAGTGTGAGATAGACGCGCTAACTGCAATTAAGCAATTAGATTATACAAGCCAATTAAACTTGTATAATATAGATGCGAGTGGAATTACACCTGTAAGGCAATTTACTGCAGATTATACAGCAGGAGTTTACTTTGATGTAAATATTACCGAGATAAATAGCATAGATATTTGCTAATAATTATAAAAATTAATATATATAAAAAATGGCAACCTACTTACCAAAACAAGAATATACAATTACACGAATAGAAGGTAATGACTGCGACTTTGTCGTAGTTGTGCCAAATCTATTTCCATTAGCAGGGATTACAGCGTGCCAATTTAAAGTAGAGGGTAGTAATGATGAATTGATTTTTAATAAAACAATGCCAACTATAACAATTGCAAGCCAAACTATAACGATACCAATTGCAGCAACAGATACTGCAAATAAGAATGGTAAATATAGATGGGAGTTGCAGACTACAATAGGTGGTAAGATTACAACGATAGGACTAGGTGATTTCATCTTAATTAATAAGGTTATTTAAATGGCAGATTTGATACTTGATTTATTGGTTGAGCAATCCGTACTCTTAAATTTAGGAGTAACGGAACAAGTATTTTTAAATGCAGAGGGAACTTATGTAACAGTGCCTGGCCCTATTGGTGCAACTGGCCCACAAGGTGCGCAGGGCATACAAGGAATAACAGGTAATCAAGGAACACCAGGTGCGAATGGATTGGATGGCAATACAATTTTATTTGGCAACATAGCACCAGATAATTCATTAGGGATTGATGATAATTTTTACATTGATTTAATCACATGGAACTTTTACCAAAAGAAATTAGGTGCATGGACATTGCAAGGTAAAATTAAAGGTGATAACGGAACGAATGGCACTAACGGAACAAACGGCACTAATGGAACAAACGGCACTAATGGTGTTGGTATAGTATCAATAGTTAGGACTAGTGGAACAGGTGCAGCAGGAACAACCGACACATACACAATAACTTACACCAATGCAACCACATCAACATTCAATGTATATAATGGGGCGGATGGCGCGCAAGGTATTCAAGGCATACAAGGCATACAAGGCATACAAGGTGCAACGGGAGCAACTGGTGCAACGGGTGCAACAGGTGCTGCAGGTGTAGGAGTGCCAACAGGTGGAACAGCAGGGCAAATATTAACTAAGATAGATGCTACTAACTATAATACTTATTGGCAAGATAATTATGCAGATTGGACATCAGTTGTAAAGCATACTGTAAAGAATAATGGACTAGCAGGAACAATTACAAAAGGTACTCCAGTGTATGTAACAGGTGCAGATGGTACTAATAAGCTAGTTGGTAAAGCTAGTAATACAAGTGACGCCACATCAAGTAAGACAATGGGATTGATGCAGTCTGATATTACTACAAGTGGATCAACGCAAACAGGCTTTGTAATTACAGAGGGGTTGCTAGGGGGCTTAAATACAGCAGGGCAAACAGCAGGTGATCCAATTTGGTTGGGTGTAAATGGTGCGCTAATTTATGGATTGGCAAATAAGCCTTATGCACCAGCGCATTTAGTTTTCATTGGTATAGTTACTAAAGTAAGTGCAGGTAATGGTGAGATTTTTGTAAAGGTACAGAATGGCTTTGAATTAGAAGAAATTCACAATGTGGATTTGATAACTAATACGCCAACTAACAACCAATTATTAGCTTACAATAGCACAACATCACTTTGGGCAAATAAAAGCGTTACAACTGCGGATATTGCAGCAAGTACCAATAAGAATTATGTTACCGATGCGCAAGCCGTAGTTATTGGTAATACAAGCGGAACAAATAGCGGAGATAATGCTACAAATAGCCTATATAGTGGACTAGCTACAAGTAAGCAAGATACATTAACTTTAACAACAACAGGAACAAGTGGCGCGGCTACTTTAGTTGGTGCAACATTGAACATCCCACAATATAGCGGTGGCGGTGGCGCAGGTGAGCCAGCTATACGAAAAGCACAACCAAGAATAACAAGAGAAATTTACTATTAAAAAAATTAAATTATGGCAGCAGGAATAGATCCAATATACATAGCAGTCCCAGAGATAGGGTTTGGTGCAAACTTAACCACAGCAAATACAGCAACAGATGGCACAGGAACGGTTAGCACATTGATGACCGCAGGGGCAAATGGTTCGTTTGTTGAAAAAATATTTGTAAGACATTTAGGCACTAACGTGCAAACCGTAGTTAGAATATTTATTAATAATGGCGGTGCTAATTCCACAGCTGCAAATAATAGATTGATAAGAGAGATAACAGTACCAGCTAATTCTTTAAGTCAAACGGCTGCAAGTTTAGCAATTGATATTCCTATCAACATCCCTTTACAAGCAGGCTACTCATTATTGGCAACTAATGGTACTACCATTGCAGCAGGATTGGCTTTAACTACAATATACGGAGATTACTAATGTTAGGTTTAACTTATAAAGATAATTTTAGTAGGGTTTTTGATTACACCGGCGATTTTGAAGCCTTTGTAATTCCAAAAAATGCAACGATGTTGCACATTTGGGCAATTGGTGCAGGCGGTCCAGGTGGCTTTGGGTTTTCAAGAGCCGCAGGGTTGCCTGGTGGTGGTGGTGGTGGCGGTGCGACAGGTGCGATAGTTACAATGCTAGTGCCTACTAGATTTTTGCCACCAACTCTATACATATATGTTGGTGGTGGTTTAGGAAATACAGGTGGCAGAACATGGGTATCTTATCGTAGATACGATAGTCCAAATAATACAATTGCAGATAGTTTACTACTTGCCAATTTTGGTAGTAGTGGCGGTGCAGGTAGCGCAATAGGACCAGGTTCAGCCGGTGCGATTAATAGCTATGGCTTAGCAAATAATCTATATGCAGGATTAGGAACATTGACAATAACAGTAGGAACAGGTGGCAGTTTAGGTGGGGCGCATACAGGCGCAATTGGTGGGGCGATAAACGCATTTTCTGGTAATGGTGCGCCATTCACAGGTGGTGCAGGTGGTGCAGGGTGTACTACAACTGACTTTACAGGTGGTATTATTCAAAACAACGCTAACGCGCAACAACACGCAGGATTTACAATAGCAGGCGGTGCATCAGGTGGCGGTGATGGACTAAATGGGTTACAATTTGATGAGCCATTTACTTGTTATGGTGGCTCTGGTGGTGGTAGTAATAATAGTGGTGTAGGTGGTAAAGGTGGAGATGGTGCTATTGGATGCGGTGGCGGTGGCGGTGGCGCAGGAGTTACAGGTGGTGCAGGTGGTAGAGGCGGTAATGGCAGAGTGGTTATAACATGGTTCTAAAAAAATAAAAAATAAATATACAAAAATGGAGAATTTACAATATCAAACAGAGGTAAACAATTACATTGATAATCTTGTAATTAAGTTACAAAAGGATTGCCCAGAAAAAAGCATCTCAAGAAATGAATTTAAAAATGCTGTGCTAACTTTTACAAGTGAAAAAGAATTAAATGATTATTTAGTTTTTTCAGCAACGCAATCTGTATCAATCAAAGATGCTTTTATTTGCGCGGATGCATTCTTTGAATTAAGATGGGCAAATTTAATTGAACTAATAAATTTAAAATAAAATGAAACAAGAAAAACATTTCATGCAATCAAAGACCATAATTTTTAACTTTGTATTTTTAGCCTTAGCAATGTTTGATAGAACATTCTTTGAAACATTGGGAGTAGGACCAGAAGCTATCCCAAAGATAGAAGTTATATTGGTTAAGATTTGTGCAATAGGTAACTTAGCATTGCGATATTTTGGAGATGGAACGCAAATTAAAAAGATAACAGGCGATGACCAAGAAACTAAATCTTTAGTAATGGTCATGGCATTTATATTAGCTTTGTAATTATGAACACATTAGAAATAAACGATGCTGTAATAGACGCAATAGGAAGCGAATACAGCGATAAGGAATTATTTGACAAGCATTTCAACATTGCACTAAATAGAGTGCCTAAAAATGCACCTAAAGACCTTATAATAAGTATTATGGTAACTTATATGCAATCAATGTTAAATGATTACGCAAATACAAGTGCTAAAACTAAAGGCGGTAAGGTAGCAAGGATAATAGCAAATATTGGTAGTAAGATTTTACCATTTATAAAATTTAAAAAATGATAAAAACAACAACACCAGCGCAAACACCTTTATTTACATTGGTAGATAAGCCAAGTATGGATAAGATAAATAAATTGCATCCATTTGTACGAAATGAAGTAAAGGTAATTATTCAGGAGTGCAATACATTATTAACAGGCAGAGCAAAAGTAAGAGTTGCACAAGGTTTTAGAACATTCGCAGAACAAGATGCTTTGTTTGCACAAAGACCAAAGGTAACCAATAGTCGTGGCGGTCAATCAATCCATAATTATGGCTTCGCAGTTGATATAGTTTTAATTATAGACGGCAAAGAAGCTAGTTGGGATGTAAATAAAGATTGGGATGGAGACAAGAAAAGTGATTGGATGGAGTGCGTGAATGTATTTAAAAAACATGGATGGAATTGGGGCGGTGATTGGAAAAGTTTTAAAGACATGCCACATTTTGATAAGGCAGGTTTTTCAGATTGGAAAGCATTGAGTAAGTATAGACGCGATGCCAATGGTTATGTAATTTTTTAGTTAGGTTAGTATTTTTCATAGTTTATAAGACAAGAGAGCGTGCCAATTGGTGCGCTTTTTTGTTGTATAGTCAAAATTTATAGGATATAAATAAAATATATTTGATTTATCTAAATATATATTTGTATATTTGCATTATAAAAGTAATCAAAAAAACAAAAAAAGAAATTATGAAAAAGTACAATTTTAACAATAGCGAAGCAACAGTTTATTATGCTGGAAGTTTATTATCAGGTTATGGGCATCACAAAATAACTGTTGAAATGGAATGCAATGGTGAATATAAAAAGTTTACTGCAACTACTAATGATATGCGGGGATTAGATGCAGCTAAAGAATTAGACCGTCAAGATAAATACGATGCACTTTATGAATTAATAGCTAGTTATATTAATGAAGAAATATTAAATTGGGTAATAGATTTATAAAATCTATATCCTATAAATAAAATAAATAATAATTAATAAATATATATTTGTATATTTGCAATATCAAAATAAAAAAACATGAGTAAAAAATTAGGCAGACCAACCAAGTACAAAAAACCTTTAATAGTTGTTACATTGCAAGTACCAGAAGGAGAAAAAGCACAGATACAACTAGCAGCAAAAAAACTAAGAGAAAAAAATTTAAAAAATTAAAAACAAAAAAAATCATGACAAAAGCAATCCAACAACAAAAAGAATTATTAACAACGGCACTAACACATTTAGATGCTATTGAAAGACGCGAAACACTTTACAAGGCTGCATCTATACCATCTTTAAAAGCAAGCTATAAATGTTTATTAGAGATTAGCCAGATCCAATATGCGGAAACTATGGCGGCTCTACATTTAGTTATATCTGAATTTGCACATAGCGATGTAAAAGAAAGTGATGCAGATTTATTAAAAAATGTAGATACTTTCATGCAGCAGATACACCAATCTAAAGAGGGGTTTATTCACGATGCAAAATTATTTTTCGAGGCTGAAAATAGATAAAAAAAATAGGCGCAGTAAATACGCTGCGCCTACAAACAAAAAGTGCAATCATGACATTGCACTGCAAAAGTACAACTAAAAAATTAAAATATGCTAAACATTACAAGTGCAACCGACCATATCAAAAGCTGGGTTAAGAGTTGCGAAACAAATCAACAATTAGAAACCTGCAAGAATGTGCTAGGTAGTTTTATTACGCAAAAGCTATACAACATCAGCGAGTTCCAATGTACAGCTATAAAGTGCGAGATTAACGAATTAATAAACATCCAAGCGGTATTGATTGCCAGTAACACAACAAAAAAATCGCCAAAGCAAAGACCACCAAGCGATGATGAACAACCATTTTTCACACAAATATTTAATTAAAAAACATGAGCATTTATAAAAAATTACTAGAGATCCAAAAGAAAGTAAATGGATTTAAAAAGAACGCAAAATCTTTCGGCTACGAATATGTTAGTGGCACAAAAGTATTGGAACATATCAAGCCGTTAATGAATGAATACGGCTTGCTTTTAAAGCAAGAAATTACAAGCATTGAAAACACTAGGCAAGACTATTTATCTGCCAAAGGTGCGCAGAAAAACGAGATACTAAGTAAGGTTATGATGAGGTTTACTTGGATAGATTGCGAAACAGGCGAGAGTGATGTAAACGAGTTTGGTGCAAATGGGCAGAATGATTGGGAGAAAGGATTAGGCTCGGCACTTACTTATGCTGAAAGATACTTTTTATTAAAGTTTTTCCATATTGCAACAGATGAGGATGATATAGATAATGCCGACCGCAAAACAAGTGCAGGAGTGCCATTGGAAACTGCAATCCGCGAAGCTAAAACATTAGCAGAATTAACCAATATTTACACCAAATACAAGCCGACAGATAAAAACCTATTGGAATTAATGAGTGCGAAAAAATTAGAATTAACTTTAAACAAATAAATAAAATGCAAAAATCAGAAGTAAAAACAACAGACAACAACATGATTGCAGGCGTACGATTATTCGCCAAGCATCCCAACGCACCAGAATTTGTAATTGCCGACATGGTACTTACATTAGATGACCTGTACACATGGGCAAAAACTAATCCTGAAACCTTAACAGAGTATCAAGGTAAAAAGCAGGTTAAATTGCAGATACTACGCAGTAAGGATGGTGCGCCTTATGCCAAGCTAAACACCTACAACGGTAGTAAGCCAGTAGAAGTTAAAAAAGAAGACACCGAAGCATTACCATTCTAAGCAAAAACAACTATTCAGCGGATTAGCCGTAGCATCGAAGCAACTGAATAGCTAATTAAAAAAGTAAAACATGACAGCAAAAGAAAAAGCAAAAGAGTTATTTGATAAATACTTTTCTGAAATTAGAATGCCATCAGATTGCGAAGGATGTATGCAATGTATTGATAAGTGTGGGAATATGGTGGCTATTGCAAAGAAATATTCATTAATAGCAGTAGATGAGATTTTAAACCACCATTACCAGCAGAAAGGTTTGTATAAAATTGATAGGTATTATTTCCAACAAGTAAAAAAAGAACTTGAAAAACTATGAGAAAGTACGATGAAGAACGAAAGATAAAAAACAAAAGCCGAAAGGTATTTGCAACTAAGGTAGTGGATTATCCAGTAGAATATGTTAAGCATCCACTAGCTGATACTGATTATAGATATAAAAGCGCATTAATTGAGAGGCGAAAAGAAAGTGTAAAGTGTAAAGTGTAAAGTAGTTTACACTTAAAAAAATAGGTGCAATAAAAAAAAACGCAAAAAAAAAGTGTAAAGTAGTGTAAAGTTTACACTTTATTATAAAAAAGTATTGATTATCAATGAAATACACATATAAGTAGTGTAAAGTAGTGTAAAGTTACTTTACACTTAGTTTACACTTTTAATAAATATTTTTTTTTTTCAATAAAATAATTATCTTTGCATTAGTTCTTTAAATAACAAGTTGAGAGGGAAATCAACTGAAACAAAAAATAATTCAATGGCCTTACTGGCCTTGCTACCTTGTAATATTTTATATTGCAAATTTCCCTTAGCAAAGCCAGTAAGGCTTTTTTTATTAAAACAAAAAAAAATCATGACAAAAGATTACAAAGAGTTTCTAAATGAGAAACGAAAAACGTTTATTGAAAGTGGGTTTGAAATAAATGATGATGAGTTAAATCCATTATTAAAAGATTTTCAAAAGTATGGCGTAAAAACATCAATCCGAAAAGGTAGATTTGCTTTATTTTTTGATTGTGGATTGGGTAAAACATTTTGCCAATTAGAATGGGCAAAGCATGTAAGAAAATACACAAATAAAAAAGTATTAATATTAGCACCTTTAGCAATTGTAGAGCAAACAAAAAAAGAAGCTGCAAAGTTTAATATAGAAGTTGATGTTTTTGATATAACAAATTATGACCAGTTAAAAAATATAAATTGTTCAATATATTCTGGAGTAGTGTTAGATGAAAGTAGCATATTAAAAGGTAGGGATGGTAAATTATCTACATTAATAATTGAAACATTTAAATCAACTCCTTATAAGTTAGCATGCACAGCTACACCTTCGCCAAATGACCATATGGAATTAGGGCAGCATTCAGAGTTTTTAGGCGGAATGAGCTATTTAGAAATGCTAGCAATGTATTTTGTGCATGATGGTGGTGAAACTAGCAAATGGAGATTAAGAAAGCATGCTGAGGATGTATTTTGGAAATATGTATCTACATGGAGCATGGCTATTGATAATCCTAAAACTTTAGGATTTGATAGTAATGGTTATGATTTGCCAGAAATAGAATATATTGAGCATATAATACCAGTTAATAATGATACAAATAATTTGTTTGGTGATGCAATGGTAAGTGCTACTGATTTACATAAAGATTTAAATAAAAGTTTTGATTTAAGGATTGCAAAAACATTAGAACTTGTAAATTCAAATAATAACCAATGGATAGTTTGGGGATTAAAAAATAATGAAACAGATACGCTTGCAAAATTACTTAATGATAGTATTAATGTGCAAGGTTCAGATAGTGCAGAATATAAAGCTAAATATCTAAATGGTTTTGCAAATGGTGATTTTAAAACATTAATTACAAAAACTAGCATAGCATCTTTTGGTATGAATTACCAACAATGCCATCAAATGGTATTTATGAGTTATGATTTCAAGTTTGAGGCATTTTATCAAGCAGTTAGAAGATGTTATAGATTTGGGCAAAAGAATAAAGTACAAGTCCATATTCTTATACCTGAAAGCCAAGTAAATGTAAGACAAACAATATTAGATAAACAAGCGCAACATTTTGAAAGAATAGCTGAAATGAGTAAATACAGCGCAAATAACGATTATAAAAAAGCAAAATCAAGAGTTAAAATTATGAATAAAGAAATTAAAACAAATAACTATCATTTGATAAATGGAGATTGTGTTCAAGAAACAAAGAAACTAGATGATAACTGCGCTGATATAGTAGTATTTAGTCCTCCATTTGCAGAATTATATGTATATTCTGATAAAGAAGAAGATATGGGAAATGTAAGCGATTATAAGCAATTTGAGCAGCATTTTAAATTTCTAATACCAGAATTAAAAAGAACATTAAAGCCTGGAAGGATATGCGCTATTCATTGCATGGATTTACCAATACAAAAAGGTAAGGAAGGTTATATTGGGTTGAGAGATTTTAGCGGTATGCTTATTAATTGGTTTCAAAATGAAGGATTTATTTACCATTCAAAAGTTACTATTTGGAAAAACCCAGTAACTGAAATGCAAAGGACTAAGGCATTAGGATTATTACATAAAACTATTAAAAAAGATAGCGTAATGAGTAGAGTAGGTATTCCTGATTATGTTTTATTTTTTAGAAATGAAGGAGAAAATGAAACACCAATAACACATCAAGATATTAATCCAAATAGTTTAGATTATTTACCAGTAGATTTATGGCAAAAATATGCTAGTCCAGTTTGGGATGATGTAGATTATAGCAGAACACTTCAATATAGAAGTGGTAGAGATGGAAATGATGAAAAGCATATTTGTCCTTTACAACTTGATACAATTGAGAGAATTTTACATTTATATTCTAATGAAGGTGAAACCGTATTAAGTCCATTTGGTGGGATTGGTAGTGAGGGATGTTGTGCAATTAAAATGAATAGAAAATCAATATCAATAGAATTAAAAGAAAGCTATTTTAAAATAAATGAAAATAACCATAAATCATTTGTTGAAGAAAAAAATAGTGTACTAACTTTATTCTAATATTGCAAAACTATGATAAGTAAAGAATATTTAAAGAAATTGGTAAGCGTAGGCTACTCAATTATTCCAGTAGATGATAATAAAAGACCTATTGGAGAGTGGAAGCAGTACCAGACTACTGCAAGGCTAATAACTGATATAGACAGCCTGCAATCTCCTAAATATGGATTGCTAACTGGGTACAATGGACTTGAGGTAATTGATGTGGATTTAAAAGTGTTTGATACCTTGCAAGAGCAGACACATTTTTGGAATGAATACCTTTCATTCCTAAAAGATAATATTGATGACTTTGATAATAAGTTTGTTATCTATAAGACCATAAATAAAGGCTATCACATATTGTACAGATGCAGTAATGTTAAAAAGAATAGCAAGATAGCAAAGTTAAAAGGTCATGCAGGTGCTGTAATTGAAAGCAGAGGCTTAGGTGGTATGGTAGTGCTGTATGAGAATAAGATTAGTAAGTTAGCATATAGCGAAATACAAACTATTACAGATATGGATGCAGAATGTATCTGGAGTATTAGTAAATCTTACAACTATGTTGAGAATATAGAAGTAGAAAAGCACCAGGTTAAAGAGTATCAAGATAGTGCTATCACTCCATGGGCAGATTATAATGCAAAGGTAAGTATATTTGATATTGTACAAGATGAATTTAAGATAGTAAGGAATTTATCTAATAGGTATGAAATATTACGGAATGGAGCAAAGTCCGCAACAAGTGGAAGTATCTTTAAAAATAGCGGTTGCATGTACTTATTTAGCACAGGCACTAATTATCCAGCTGAAAAGTTAATAACTCCATTCATAGCCTACTCAATTAAATACCACAATGGTAATTATAAGAATGCAGCAGGTCAATTATATAAAGATGGATATGGCAGCAGGTCAATTCCTAAAATAAAAGAAGTAGAGCCTAAAGAAAAGATTATTATAAATGAGAACGATTTAAACTTTCCATTGGATATATTCCCAAAAGAAATCCAAGACTTTATAAGTGAAAGTGAAGTTACACTTGGATTAGTGCCTGATTACATGGGCTGCAGTTTATTATGGTTAATTAGCCTATCCATAGGGCAAAGTTTGCACATTAAAATAAAGAATGGATATACACAGCCAGCTGTTATATGGATTAGCCTAGTAGGTAAGGCAGGTATTGGTAAAACTCCATCTATTAACCACATTATTAATCCTTTAAAAAAGTTAAACAATCAAGAAATAAAAAACTACATTGAAAAGAATAAACAGCACAAAGAATATGAAGGGTTAACCAAAGCTGAAAAGAATAATAGC